ATTTTATTTTACTTGGATCTATATTATATTGTTTAAGAGCAGCCTCAATTTCCTCTTTAGTATCATATTTTGTCGGATCTTTCTTAATCGTATCTAAAACCATTTGATAAGCAAAAGGTATATGAGCTGGAATAAGATGTTTATTCTTCTCTACTACCTCAATTGGATTAATCTTACCACTATTAGCTGTAATCTTTGATTTTACTTCATTTACATTCTCTTTATTTACTTGATTATCATTACGAGGATTTACTTTTGATTCATCATCACCTTTATTTTCATGCTTCTTTATAAACTCATCAATCTCCTCATCACTTATACCATGATCACCTACAACTTTCTCTAGATTTTTAGCATCCTTATGTATTGTTTTAAGTAATTCCTCAGATTCACCCAAATTCAAATCTTTCTTTAACGTAGAAGTATCAAGAGTCTCTTTCTTTTTCTCAGAACTTTGAGTTTTATTTGCTTTCTTCTCCTTTCCAACACTCTTAGTAATTCCCTTTATACCATCACCAATAGCATTTAGACCACCTTTAAAAGAATCTACAACTGGTTCCAGAGTCTTCATTACACCACCAAAAGCACCCTGACCTTCCATAAGTTTAGGCAATTCTATTACTGCTTTTCCTACTAAAATAATCCCAACAACTGAAAGAACTTTATCCAATATACTTCCACCTTCTCCAGCCGCAGAATTTGCAATATTCTTAGTAGCACCTCCAATTCCTTTTCCTCCTTTTCTTATAGAAGATTCTAATGATCTTTCTTTTACTCTTCGTTGTCTTCGTTGTGCAATACGTAAATCTATTTGATTTTGTTTAGATTTAATATTACCCAATCGCTTATTAGAAGCTAAAAGATTAGATCTAATATTCTTAGCAGTTATTTTTATTTTTTTTACTTGCCTTTCCATCTATATCACATCTCCACTCCTGCTATTCCAAGAATCTCAGGAACTTGCATCATATATTCATTCCCCTCATTAATAGGAGAAATAGGAATAATTTCCGTCACTGGTCCAGATGATTCTTCCTTACCTTTCAACAAAGATGTATCAACCTTATCGGGCAGATTATAGAAAGTAGTTGAGGGTTGATCCAATACTAGATTATTTGGATTTAATGATTCAACTTTTGGTATAGGTCCACCAGTAAAATTAGAAAATTTATTACCAAGTACTTTATTTACAGCATCACTACCTTTCTGTGATTCTATTCTTTGATTTTTAGGGAACATCTTTTCTACGAGTCCACTTCCCCAATTTTTAACACCTTTCCACCGTCTACCCCAACGATTAGGAGCATCCAATGCTCTATTAACAGTCCACCCTATAGCTTTTCCTGTTGCTCTAAATGCATTTCCTATTGCCGCTAAAGGTTTTAACTTTATTACAAATGCAGTCAATGCTCTAAGAGCTTTTGTTATCTGTTGTCCCGCAAACTTTAAAACATTCCATATAGGTTTCCATATAGGCTTAAGTTTTTCACCAACCCAACTCAATCCACTCTTTACTTTATCCCATATAGGACCAACAAAATTTGTTATTCCTTCCCATATTCCCGCTAAACCATCCTTTAATTTACCAATACCACCACCTTGAATCCATTTAAAAAGGCTAGTTCCAACAAGACCAACGAAGATAAATTTAATAAATTCCCCAATCTTACCAAACAAACCACCAAGACCAGTTACACTAAGCAATTTTTTAGCTGAACCTGTAATAAAACTTCCAACCTTCTTTGTTCCCTCTAATGCAGATTCCTTAGCAGAATATCTTGCTTTCGCTAATGCATTTTTACTAGCGTTTATTTTACCCCTACCCTCAGTAATACGATTTGCAAAATCTAAGGCTAATGCATTTCCAATATCTTGAAGAAGTGCATTTGTTTCTTGAAGAGCAGATACTACCTGTGCATTTGCTTGAACGCTTGATCTACTAAAATCAAAATTGACTCCACCAAACTTTGGTGAAAAAGCATTACTAAAATCAAACTTATTATTACTAAAAAAACTTCTCTTATTTACAGTCTTCTTTTTCTTTTTCTCAGATGGTTTAAATGCTGCCATCGCACCACCAGACGACGCAGTTATTGCGGAACTTTTCTTAGGGATTACTGTAAGTGCTGATGATGCAGGAACGACCATTTTATTGTTGTTGCTGTGCTTTTAAATTTTCTTCTTCAATATACTGTTGTAATAAAGAAACATAGATTTCTCTTTCCCAAGGAATCATATTTTCAAGCTCTGTTAATGAGTATTTATGGTGTTGCATCAATGCAAAATTAGTTTTATAGTATGACTCAAGATTAGTATGAGCCATACTCAACTGAAAAAAGATGCTAGACCCTCCAATACTACTTCAGACTCAACCCCAGTATTAGGATTTTTAACCTTTACCGTATGAGAAAGTCTAGGCATTGTATTAAAAAAGTCTTCAACTTGTTTGAACTGTTTAGTATTCAACTGTTCTACAAACTCCGTTAATTCTTTCACAGTAGATTCAGATCCATTCCAACTTTCTTCATCATTATAAATCATATCTATACATGAAGTAATCATAGTAATAGTTGAATCCACATTACTAGTTTCTTCAGTAGTATCAAAATTACTATCAATAAATTGTTCAAGAGATGGATACTTCATCTTCATTGAAAGACTATCATCAAGTTTAATTGTATTCTTATGTCCTTTAGTCTTTTGAACTTTAATTGAATCAATCTCAATTTCCTGTTCGACTTGAGTTTCCTCATCATCAGGACAAGTCACATTAACTTCAACCGTTTCACCTACGGACTTTGCCCGAATATTTAAAAATAGATACTCAATATCAAATACAGGCAGTTTCTCTATTTTAAATCCCCTAGTTAAAATACATTCATTTAAAATACTAACAATTGCATCACTAATCTGAATCATATCTTCAGATTCTAATGCCATAATTAGAATCTTTTCTTCTCTAACTAAAAATGGTCTATATTTAATTTTTTTCGAATTCGATGGTAACACCAAATCATAAGTTGGTGTATTAATTTTTGGTAAAGGCATAATGTCCTAGGTACAATTCAGTAAGTTTATTTAGAAGACCACGTAACGGTCATAATTAAAAGTCACAGTAACTTTTAAAAGTTCTGCTGCAGAATAAGTTACGGGTATATTAGAAAGTGATTTAGGAAAAGCATTAATAAATTTATACTTTATTGTTTGTCCATAATCTCTCTCAAATTTACTAATGGTCATAGTATCCACTTTATATAAATCAGGATATCGCATTCTTCTATAATAACCTTTAGATTCTTGCTCAACAAAATCATTTGCTCCACTAGAAATATATTCCATCCATCCTTCAAACATTCTTAGAAGTTTATAATCTTTATCAATATAAAAAGAAAAATCAATATCCGTATATAACCTAGTATGACTAAATTGTTGAGGAACACCCATAAAATTGTTCTTTACCTCAGTTGTCGCATAAGACGATCCTGGTAGTGATGCATCAGAACAAAGAATTCCTGCCTTTTCTCCTAAGAAGTAATTAAGATCATCTGAACCCACAAATCGCTTCAAATAATTATAAACTGTACTTTTTAATGAAGAAAAATGAACCATATAATGATTATTCTCCGCTAATGAACCAATTACAGTTTTAGCACCAGATGTTGTTATTCTTCTAGCTAACGAATTTGCCACTCTAAATATCTAATATGAGATTTATTATTTCTATTTATGGCCTATAAAGGAAAGTATAAACCAAGACGACCCTATAAGTATAAAGGAGACCCGACTAATATTATATATCGTTCTCTTTGGGAACGCAAGTTTATGCAATACTGTGATGATTCTCTTAATATTTTGGAATGGGGAAGTGAAGAAATTTATATGTGGTATAGATCTCCTATTGATAATCGACCTCATAGATACTTTCCCGACTTCTACATTAAAGTAAGAGAACAAACAGGCAAAATTAAAAAATATATCATTGAAGTAAAACCACAAAGGCAAACCAAACCTCCTGCTAAACCCAAACGACAAACTAAGGTTTATCTACGTGAAGCATTTGAATTTGCTAAAAATAAAGCAAAATGGAATGCAGCAAAAGACTGGTGTGATGATCAAGGATATGAATTTAAAATATTCACAGAAAAAGAACTAGGAATCAAATGAACCGTGTCCGTTCTATAAGAGATAATTTAATAGGAACAGAAGATGCTGATGATTTAATGTTAGAACTTATTGGTGTCTTAACAGAAGGTAGTAAAGTTCCTCAACCTGGAGAATTTTATATCTTTGTATATAATGCCAAAACTCCAGGTCTCCGTTATGACCAAAATCCATTAGTGGCAGTAACAGAAACATTACCTTGGGGATTTCGTGGAGTTAATTTTCATTGGGGTAAAGAAAGACAATACACATGGAGTGAAATAGCAGGAGGTCTCTATCAAGTATATCAAGAAGAATTGAATGATCTTGATGCTATACCATTCCAAAGATACAGAACTGCTTATAAATAACTAAAATGATAAATTATAAGACTGCATGTATAATTTAGATTGGAAAAACCAAGAACAATATACGAAAAAAGAGATTGATAAGAGTCTTGGTGGTTCTGCGGCAAGTGGTGATCTATTCAAGAAGAATCTTCTTGGTGGACCAACATATGGTGACAGTATAAATGTTCTTGGAGCAGAGGATAGAAAAGAGCCATCTGCTGAATTTCGTACTGATGTAGATTTGTTTGGCAACGACCCTAAGGATTATAATGGAGTAGAAAAGAGTCCTTGGGGAACAAAAGAAAACGGAGAGACAAAAACTCAAACTTCATCCTCTTCAAGAAACAGAACAAATATAAAACCATATCTTAAAGACTGGGTAGCAGTAAATCTAAGAAGAAAAAGAAAAGAAAAAATGAATGGTGGTATCTTACGATATCCACTAGAAGGTCTAACAGATTCTACCGACTATTTACAAATTGATATTAAACGATATGAACCAATTGGAGCAAACTTCGTAAACACACCTGATAGTGGTGCTAGAACTGTAGTTGGAAATCGTATTACAAATGCTGCTGGATCGGCAAGACCTGCAAATCTTTCAAGAAGAGCACTTGTAAATGATGGATCTATATTATTACCAGTTCCTTCTGAAATATCAACTGTTAATAAAGTTGAGTATGGCCAGAGTGAAATGAATTCCCTTCAAGCAGCGGGAGCATCAGGGGCTATAAATTTAATGCAGGATGGTTTTCAAAACGTAGTAGGTAATGCACAAGAAGCTTGGAGAGATCTTGGAAACAAAGTTCAAAAAGGTGTGGGTAGTATGGAAGCAGGTCAAGAAATATTTCTTTCCAAATTAGCCGCAATGGGAATTAGTGTATTTGGTAATAATGTTTCAGCAAATGATCTAATATCCAGATCAAGGGGAGAAATCTTCAATTCAAATATGGAACTTCTCTTCAAAGGTCCTGCGTTAAGATCATTTAGATTTAACTATAAACTAACACCAAGAAGTCATAAAGAATCAGAACAACTTTTATTGATTCTAAGAGCATTCAAGAGAAATATGTCACCTAAAGTATTTGGATCAAGTAATAGTGGTAACTGGTTCCTAAAAACTCCAAATGTATTTGAGTTGCGTTATAGAACTGGATCACGAGATCATGCATTTTTAAATAAATTCAAACAATGTTTTCTTACTGACTGTAGTGTTAATTACACTCCCGATGCTGTGTATGCAACATATGATGATACAACACCAGTATCAATGATGTTAACACTAAACTTCCAAGAAATTGTTCCAATTTACGATTATGACTTTGATAATGGTCCAGGTGTATCAGCAATAGGTTATTAAGATGGGATATTTTAGAGAACTACCAGATTTACAATATCCTTCATTTCTTAAGGATAAAAATTCTTCGTTAGATTACCTTGAAGTAAAGAATATTTTCCGTAGGGTCAAATTAAGAGATGATCTTCAGAGCACATTCACAGTGTTCGATAAGTATGAAATACCAGAAGGATATCGACCAGAACTTGTAGCAGATGAAATCTATGGTAGTTCAGAACTTGATTGGGTTGTAATAATTACTGCTGGTATTATTAACATTAGAAATGAATGGCCCCTGAGTAACAAAGATCTTTATGAGTATGCATCAAACAAATATGGAACTAAATTAAATTCTGTTAGATTTTATGAAACAACAGAAGTTAAAGATGCAAACAAACGTTTGATTCTTCCAAAAGGTAAAGTAGTTGATAATAACTTCACTATACCTAAACCAGGAGAACCAACTGCCACTTTGAATCCTGTTACTGGTGTTAGTAATTATGAGTATGAGGTTCGTTTAAACGAAGAAAAAAGAAGTATATACTTACTGCGACAAGAATATCTACAACAATTCATTAATGATATGAGAGATATTATGGTATATGATAAATCGTCTCAATATATGAATGAAAGAATAATAAAAACAGAAAATCTAGCAGTCACAATGCCATAAAAAAGACCCCTTTAAGGGGTCTTTCTTCTAAGCACTCAGAGATTAGTCTTCTGCTAGTTTAGAGAAGTATGATAATGTATCATCTTCATCATCAACTGCTACTGATCTGGATGTTACTGATGCAGCAGCGGTAACAAGTTCTTCTGCTGAACCACGACCTTCGCTTTCATCTTCAAAAGATTCATCAGCAACAACAGGACGTGCCTTGTTACCAAGAACATACTCAAGACGCTTCTTCAGTTCATCATAAGATTTAAACTGATCGGCAGCAACAAACTCTTCAAGAGAATTTTCTTTCTTCCAGAGTCCTTCTAATGCTTCATCATCTTTTAGAAGAGCACTAGGAGCAGCAAACTCAGAACTATCATAGTTCCTATAACCTGCTACGTTCTTTGCTTTCAACTTGAAGTTAGCACCTTGCCAGAAATCGAATGGATCGATTGCTTCCTCATCCTCAAATTCAGGTTGCATTGCTGCTGTAATCTTATCAAAGATTTTCTTGCCAAATTTGAACAAGAATACTCCACCTTCATTCTCAGGGTTTGTTGGATCTTTTACAACATAAATGTTGGCAACATAAGTCAGTTTACGTTTCTGCTTACGTGCAGTCTCTTTACCTGCATCAGTACCATTGTTCCAAAGTTGCGTATTGAACTCAGAGACTGGATCCTTCTGACCTAAAGTAGTCAGAGAATTTTCAATATACCATCCACCAGGACCTTGAAAGGCATGGGAGTATAGTTTTACGAAAGGTAGATCCTCACCTTCGGGAGCAGGTAGGAAACGGATGACGGCATATCCATTACCGCCTTTATCTACATCTAGTTTCCATAGACGGTCATCATTATTACCGCCTGTGTTGTTCATTTTTTCGACTTCTTTTACCAGTTTTTGGGTAAGAGAGCCAAGCTTAGATTGCTTTTTTAAGTCTGCGAAAGACATAATTGGATACCTCGGATAAATTGGATTCGTTGGATTTAATAGGATTATAACAAAGATTTGTCAATCAGTCAACCTGATTTTTCATTGCTTCAATTGTATTCTTCATACCATCAAATAAGACTTGGAGATCTGTTCCTGGTGGGAATCCCATCAATTGAACTGACTGTCTTAATTGTTCTAACAATTTAATGGCTTGAGGATCATCTGA